ATAGCCGGAGACTGAAGGTTGAGAACCGCGCTGACGGTTTCGACTGAGTTAACGGCGGTCTGCGGGATATCGTTAAACGAGGCTGTCGCCGCCCAGTAGCGGTTTTCTTTCGCCTTAGGCACGTACATGTACGCCGCCACCGTTTCTTCATCTTCGTCGAGCTGGCGCAGCAGCGGGTAAACCGGAAGCGATGAATCATGCGCAATGGTGTAGGTCTGCGAGCTGGCCGATTTGTACGTGTTAAGATTGCGCTGGCGGTCATCAGACAAAAACTGGATCTGCGTGGTGTTCTGCTCACCTCCCGCGTTAGCCACCTCGGTGATCTGAGGGATTTCAGTCCATTCGGTGACTTTTCGCAGCGTGCCGCTTCCGCCGCCAGCAGGATATTTTCCGGTGTTGGTCGTGTTGATGTTGCGAAGGGTAATCGCAGAACCGGCGACGAGATCAACCAGCGCCACGACGTTATCAATTCCGGTCCAGTCACAATTGACGTGTACCACGTCGCCAGACGCAAAGCCGCCCCCCGATTCGACCGTGACAACGGTGTGTTCGGCGTTAGTGGCCCCTGTAAATGGAACAGCAGGATCATAGCCCGACGCCAGATAGACGTGCGAGCCGTTAGGCAATGCAAAGCCCATAGAGATATCTCCATTGGAAAAAAGGAATGGTGTGCTGCAGAAGTCAGGCGACGGTTTCTGCGCGGTATGTCAGGCTGACCGGAACAGTCCAGTTCACGCCGTTGTTAATGCCAGGATGAATGGCGGGAAGAGATAACACCCAGCAGGTGAAACCTTCCCCTGATAGCTCAAGATTTTGAGGAAAAAGCGCGGTGAGATTTTTTGCCGTCTGCGCGGCCAGCGTTCTTCCCGTTGCCGTTCTGGCGATCACATTCACCTGATAAACGCCAGGAAAAACCAGACACGTTCCGGCAAGGTCAATGCTGTAGGGTGTTGCCGGCAGGTCGTGCGACTGAAGATAAACGCCCGTTTCGGGAGGAGTGAATTTCACGTTATCCCATGAAACCGGAATATCCTGTTCATCAGCCCATTTTCCCAGGTGCTTATCCAGTAACGCAGCAATATCAGGCTGAATATTCACGGGAGCCGCCTTATTTCCACCCTGCCGTAAAGCGTGGTTTTCTCCACCTCGCCATTCAGTGCCTTCATTCGGCCTTTGTCATCGGCCACGGCACAAATGACCAGGCCTGTGTCATCATCCGCCGTCAGACAGTATTTAATTATTTCCCCGTCGAGCCGGACCTCGTAGCGCTCTGCACCGGGATTTATTCGCTTACCGGGATCGTCATCCAGAACAGTAATTCGCATGATTAACTGATCTCCTTAGCCGCTTCATCAAAAAAACGCGCCGCTTCTGCGGCAGTAATACGCACCATCCCGCTAGGAGCCTGAGAGGAATGCCCCATTTCAAGCGGGTAGGCGTAGGGGACGTTATTGCAAAAAAAGACCTCCTTCATGCCCACGCGAAACTGTGAGAGAACAAGATTTCCGGCACGCAGCGTTTCCCCGCCGCTTTTATCAATCCGCCCTGTCTCTTCCGTTGTCCGTTCATCGAAAGATACCTGCCAGTTGCCGCGAAAACGCCCGCCTGTGTAACCCGCAGGGGATCTGATCGCCATGCTGTCATGAATCTTGCGGCCCCGCTTCAGGCGACCGTTTCGGGTCAGGTTATCAGGGTCATTACGCAGCTGATCGTTGTACTCAGTAACGGCGTTGTTGTACTGCACCGCCGTCTGGTTAACTTCCCACAGCTCAGGGTTACCAACCGGAGACATTTCGACGAGACGCGCAAGGATGCGTATACAGCCAGCCCTGACCACCAGCTCCTGGTTGATCTTCGCTTTTGCCACAAACGCATCTATCGAGGCCATGAAATCATCATTTCCCGCCATGCTACGCCCTCAGTTGCGCCTTGTAGCAAATCACCACCGAGGCAGGTTTAACCGGGTTAGGTTTGAGCACACGGTGCTGTTTACCGTCCACGTTCACCAGGTCTCCAATTTCAATAACCTGTTCTGACGTAAATACGATTTTCACATCACCCCGCTGGATGTTGTTTCCGTCAATTTCGTCAGGGTCGTACTCAGTTTTTACGCCCCAGGCAGTGAAGGCCAGATCATCAGCCTGATACTCAACGCCACCAACGACAGAAACCGTACCTTTGCGGGTAACCGGATATTCCGCGCCGTTCTGACGCAGCAGCCTGTCTGAGCGCTTCTGCATACGCTGATAATTAATCGGCATTATCCACGCTCCGAGAATGTGTTAATGCCAAACCCGCGCCCGCCCATAAACGCCGCCAGTAGCGCGTCAACGGCTGGATAGGACGGAGTGAAGGCCTCACCGTCAGCCACGGCGTAAGTCATCGTCACGGCCCCTTCCACGCGCTCAGTTTTAACCGCAGCCTCGCGGGAGGAGCCGAGTAAATCACCGTCTACCGCTTCAACCGCCAGCATGCACTGGGCAGTAATAACCTGGCGGGGGATCTGATCTGACGGGAAAGGATGCCCGTCAAATTCGATATCGAGACGTGGCCAGCACAGCGGCTGTGACGGGCTGGCGCGGATGCCGTACCAGCTCAGGCCTTCCAGATAATCCATAGCCTTAAGAAGAATCGCGGGGAGATTTTCCGGCAGCGTCAGATCACGCGCGGTCGCATATTTCTGCAAGTCGGCTTCGCTGGCATAGCTGTTAAAGTCCGGAGAGGTGATATCTGTGTTAATCATGTCTCACCAAAAATAAAGGGGGCAGCGCCCCCGGTGGATTACTCACCCGCTTCCGCAAAGGTGATTGTTTCTGACGTTTCGCTCACGCCTTCAACCGTGGCGGTCACGGTAAATTCTCCGGCCTCTTCAGAGGTCAGTTTTACCGTTGAGCCACCAGCCGAACCCGTCGAAGTGGAATCCGTACTCAGTTCCCCGCCAGTTGTCGTCCACGAGACATCCGCACCTGAAACAGGCGCATCATCTTTGGTGACTTTAACGGAAAAGGTTACGGAATCCGTACCGTCAGCGGTGACGGAAGTTTTATCCGCTGACAGGGTTACTTTACGGGCTTGTTTTCAGGCTCGGTGCTGGTGAGTTTGATCAGCACGCCTGCGGTGGATTTGTTGGAGGTGAAATGTTTTTTCCAGTTCCCTTCGGTGCCGATTTTTTCCAGGCTCGGGTTTTTATCGCCTTTGGACTCATCCCAGCTGTAGCCAAGCAGTTCAACGTTTACGGTCCCTTCAGCACGGAAGCCGACTGCCAGGTTTTCCTGGTCGTTAATGTCGTAAGAGCGGAAACCCGGAACCTGAGATTCAGTGACGTACACAGCCCCATGAACCAGCCCCAGAATAGCATCTGCATCCATCGAGTCAGTGACAAGAACCGGCTTGCCCAGCGTGCCAGGCTGGCCACCGTACACGACCACACCCGCTTCTTCGTGGATTTTGTTGGCAATAGCCTCATCCACGATGTCGAAATAGGTGGCGGAGTGCATGACGAACAGCGCCACACGGTTGAACTTGTCGCCGTATTTACGCAGGCCGCGCGTCAGGGTCTTCTTGCCGTCTGTTTCGATATCGGCGGTGACCACCATGTCCGCGTTCGCACCGATAGCAGCCGTCAGCGCTTTCAGACCGTATTTTACGTAGCCTTCAAGTGCCGCATCTGCCACGTCAACGCCAACCACTTCAGAAAATTCGTCAACGCTGCGACCGCGGCGTTTAAACGCTTCTTCAGTGGTGTGATACGGGCCATATTTCCACGGCGCTTTTACCGATACCGCTTCACCCGCGCCGATTTTTTTACCTTTTACCGTTTCGTCAGAATTAACGTTACGATCTTCGATGCTTCCACCAACTTTGTAGAACGCGCGTATACGGAGATCACCTTCGATCAATTCGTTGTCCAGAATGATGGCGCCGTTTGAGGCTTCGTTGAAAACCTGCAAATTATCCTGGCGGCGCTCAAGAAAAGCGGTCTGCGCCAGGTCGTTATAAATAATCAGATCAGAGTTTACAGTTGTGGTCATTGGGAAAATCCTTTATTTCGGGAGTTTTAGAAAAGCCTGCTGGCCATGCTTGCGGATATAGTCAGTTTTTTCCTGAGACGACATTTCTGAGCGCTTCAGGTTTCCGCTACCTCCACCTTGTTTATGTCCACCGCCCCCAGTGCCTTCAGCAGTGGGAAAGAGATGCGGCGCGGTATCTTTGAGTGACTCAGCCCATTCAATCGGGCTCAGCGGCGTTTTGCCGTCCTTGCCGAGGATGGCGTTGCCATCAGAATCAACGGCGACAGCTTCGCCCTCGTCGTTGACCTTAAACGTGCCACGGGCGCGGAGGATCAAATCATCTGACGCGGTAGGCAGTGCCCCGGCCTTCAGCCCCGCCTCGCGGATAGCATCAGCCAGAACGCGGTCGCGGAATTTATTAGCAAAGCCTTCCGCTTTTTCTGCACGCTCTACCGCCGCTTTGATTTGCTTATCGCTGTCAGCGCGAAAACGCTCGGTGCGTTTTTCCAGAACCTGGTCAATTTTCCCTTCGGCGATAAGCTTCGCTTCCTCGTCGTCAGAAAAACGCTGGAGGATGGTTTTCACCGCATCCGGATCGATACCTTCAAAGCGGGCCAAGTTTTCTTTTTGCTGTTTGATGGTTCCCAGCAGTTCGTTATTTTTGGATTTCAGCCCGGTGACTTCACTTGTCACACGTTCATCAATCAACTTCTGAATCTCTGGGGTGATTTCGATACCACCGCCACCGCCACCGTTGCCGCCGTCATCTGGAGCGTAATATTTCAGAAGCATATTTCGGATTAACATAATTTCCCCTCGGGATTATTCAGGGCTTCGCCCAATAAAAAGGCCGCATAAGCGACCTGATGATTTACAGCCCTGCGGCCTCGAAAGCCTTGCTGTCATATTCGCGGAGCTGTTCAAGCGTGAGCCATTCCCCTTTATCGGTGTAGAACTCATCAGGACGCATACCGCCGTCACGAATGAGCCTGGCGCGGGTTTCACCCAGCACCTGAACCTGTCGGGTAAATGACTGACTGAGTAACCAGTCGTTGTAGGTAATGCCAGCCGGTACCTGACCGTCCATACTGGCACGGGTTCCTGTGTCCATTTCATCAGCATCAATACCGAGCTGCCGCCATGATTTAACCACCAGCGTTTCGGTTGAGCGGCAACAAAAATGTATCCGGCCTGGCCCCTGCAAGTAAGGCACCTTGTGCCCTATCGGTTTATTTTCCAGCGTGTAATTTCTTCGGTCGCGGATCATGCAAAGGGGCGTGGTTTTATTATCGAGCGTAGAAAGCCACTGCTTACACTCGATAACGTCACTGTTCGCTTTTGCGAAGCTGTGCCGTGCCGTCGCTGCGAGATGGTTAACCGCTGATTTAACGATGCTAGTGGCGTTTGCCCTGCTCATCTGCAGCGCACCGTCTTTATAGCCCTTGTTAGCGTGGCCTCTTACCCTTCGGGCGATAGCCTCAGTTGTTTCCCCCTGTAGGTAGCCATGACGGACAGCATTAACGATGCGGGTCATTCTGTCGGTTTCCAGACCCTCGGCCCACTCCGACAGTAAACGCCCCTGAAAAGGCTGTGACATGGTGGCGGCGTAAACCATATCCGCCGTGATGCCCTGCAACGGGTAACGCTTCAGAACGATATCCGGCAGGAGAGAATCGAACAGGCTGATTTGATAGCCCGCCTCATAACCTGCCAGCGCACGCAGCTCACCCGACATTGCAGAAAACATGGAATCAACCGCCTGACGGTTGAGCGAAAGAACATCCCCCAGAAGTGATTCAAGCCGCCTCACGGTGAAACTTTCAGGGGAAAGGGTTTCCAGCGCCACAATCAGTTTCGCACTGATATCTGCGTCACTGGCGTTGAGGATTTTCAGCATCCGGTTTGCTATTCCGGTACCGAAGCGATTTATCCCGATAGCGTGTGAAATGGCCTCATCGCGAAGCTGCTCGTTTACGGTCGCCATATCACTTATCCAGCAGTGTAGGGTTCGCGTTGCGCAGCGCGTCAATCACCTCGTCCACGCTGTCAGCCGGGTCAATGATGTCCAGCTTTTGCAGCATACGCACCAGGTCACTGTCACGGATAGCCCCTGACTGCCAGGCACTGACCAGAACGGACACCATCCCGGAATCTGCAACTTTCGCGATGAACTCCTGGTTAATACTGAAATCCGCTTTCACATCCGTCACGCCGAGATACTTCGCGCACCACGTCAGAGCCTTGCTGAAGGCCTCCGACACGTTTGATACGCAAATACTCAGGATTGACGTTGCGGCAGACTGTTCGCCGCTGGCCTGTGTTGCAGTTTTTGTCGCGCTGTTTTGCTCAATGAGCCTGGCCCCGAGCTGAACCATATAATCGCGCTTGCTGTCCATCGCCTCTTTAGCCAGCATATTGGGCTGCGCCTGGGCGTATCCGTAAGTACCATCCTGAGGCAGCAAAAGAGGATTACGAGAACCAACTTTCACGCCTTTCTTTTCCAGGTGGTCACGCCAGTCCTTATCAAGTCCCGTCATATAAGGCTGGACCTGACCGCAGAACCAGACGCTGTCCTCATAGTCTGCGCTGTTCCGGTAATGGCCCAGGTTGATTTCCACCAGCGTAGCCAGCGGGGGATCGTCTATCGTCTCATCGTTATTTTGTGCCCCGACAAACGTGAACGGAATTTCATCCCAGAATTCTTTACCTTTAGGCTTAGGTCGGTACTCAGCATCCACGGCGTAAGCGCCGCCTCCGTTCTCAGCCTTAATGCGCCAGACGCGGCAGATAAATTTCCCCTCCTCCAGCGCCAGCTCACGATACTGGATGCGTTCTTTGAAGCCGTACCCGTCTTTCTCTTCGATCACCTCACGCAGAATCACCAGCACCAGCTGATTGCGCCCGTTGATGCGCTCCGTTCGCCAGTTGATAATATTTTCTGGCGTATAGCGGAGAATGATCGCCTGATCGCTTTCTTTTGCGTAATCCACGTAAAGACCGTGACGCGCGGTTTCCAGAATATCTTCCAGCACCAGTTGAGACTGCTGATAGATACTTATGCCGCCACCGTCCGAATTGGTTTTCATGTATTCCAGTTTTTCCGGTGCGGTCATCGTGGGATCTTTGCGGTAGGCCATACCCAGCAGACCGATTTTGGTATTGCCGGTAATGGGATAAAAAACAGCCCTGTCACGATAATCCTGATTTCGCTGTTTGGCTTTCGCTGAACGGTCGCCGGGATCAAGAAGGGGGAGATATTCCCCCCCTTTGCTTTTTATCGCTTCAGCGCCTTTGCAGACGTCGCGGATTTTTGTCCATAACGCACAGGCCGCTTTCTGCTCAGGCCTGACAAAAGTAATGTCGTTGTTTGCCATCAGAATGTGGTTTCCAGTTCGATTTCGTAAACTTTCTCTTTAATTGGGAACAGGTACGCGATTGGATAACCGCCCCCGTCATTGGCGTGATCAAATCCACCTTTTTTATCCGGTTCGCCCAGGTCGTTGTAAACCTGACGCTCAAGGCACTGCGTGAACTTAGGACAAGCGTTGGTGTTAATCAGTAATCGGCGTTCGCCATAGGTATTACACAGCATGGCGTTTACAGCGTTAACACGGTCCTTCACCACCGGGTTGGCGTTATTCACGCACACGTCAAAACCGGCCTTCTCAAGCAAAGCGATGTCTGAATTACTCGCATCGGAGGATTTTCGATTTTTCCCAGAGGCATCCGGATAAATTTTTATTTGATGATTTTCTCTGGAATATTTTTTTTCTATCGCCTCGATCATCGCTGGCGTGTCGAAAACATCCATGAACTCATCAACAGCACGCGGAAGACCGTCACGCATGACGTAAACCACCGCAGCCATTTTCCCGACGTTGAAGTCCATCCCGATATGCAGAACGTCGCCACGCTGCGCTGTTTCGTCGGTGTGGTTTTCGCGCCTGTCAAAGCAGTAATAAATAACGCCCTGATAGTTTTCAAAGGAGGCCAGATATTCCTGCCGGAACGTGCGCGGGTCCATTTTGCGCCTTGCGGCTTCCAGCTCTTCAGGCGGGACGTTTCCGCCGTCAACAGATGTGTAAAGCCAGCTCTTATGGTCAGGCTCCCTTCCCTCCTGCCCTGCAAACCAGGTGTCGTAACAGTGGTTAAACCCTTTCGGTGTACCGATACGGAGCGCGTGACCTCCGATGTATGTCACCCCGTCGATGGTGTAACGACAGGTTGATAGCATCGGGCGGAGAACTTCTTCCCATGCCTCATAAGGACAGTCGGCCCATTCATCAATCAGAACGAAGAACAGACCAGAACCACGCAGGTCATCATAGTTATTGAGGCCCACGCACCGGAGGATATGACCGCTAACCAGCGTGATTGATAGTTCAGTCTCGTTTGGCTTGCTCGCCCTCCAGTGTGGTGGGATGGATTGCTTCAGTCGCCGCCAGAAAACACGCTTAGCCTGTTTCTGCGTGGGTGCGCAGTACCAGATTTCATCCTCAATACTGACGTTCCACTTCATCGCGAGCCTTGCAGCCCTGCGCATCTCAGCTTTACCCAGGAACGTTTTACCGAAGCGACGGCCACACACAGCGTCACGAAAACGCGCTGAACGTTGCCAGCCCCAGGCGAAGATATTTGCTTGTTTTGGTGTAAGTGTGACGGCCTGACTAGAGGATTGGATTGTCAGGTGTTGGCTCATCAGTATTTAACGGTTGAAGCTGGTAATCCTCTTCAGGAACTACCGGCACGGCGGGTTTGTTCGCTTCCTTAATTTCAAGGATTCGAATCAGGGCAGCGCGAGCGGCTTGCTTACTTTCGGTTAAAACTTCCAGACCGTTTTTAGTCTGCTTCACGCCGAGGTAATACGTCAGTTCATCGCCTTCAAGGTCGCGGGTATCGTTGATAATCATCTGCCCCTTACCTTCGCCCTGACAGCGAGGACAATCAGGATTTGGGTCGGCGTTATCAATGAAACCTGTACCGCCATCCTCAGGCGGTGGCTTTCCGTTTTCTGCAGCCTTACTTAGTGCAGTCTCATACTCGCTTTCATCACGCCACTGATATTTATTTTCTTCTCCCCAGCAGAAACGACAGTTAACGCGCCTGTACTGAGAAACAAGATTCGGATCCGCGCGGGTTATCGCCACCAGTTGATCCACGATTTCATCAAGGTCAGCGGTGTAACGCTGGCGCATCCGTTTAACCAGCGCTTTGATTGCACGCGAAACCTTAACATTTCTATACATCCGGCTGGCGGCTGCATACGCAGTATCACCTGTGCATTTGTAACCAGCTTTTTTGTATGCTTCGACTCTGTTTTTTGTTTTTACATACCAGAAAACAAAAAGAGCCTGTTGGTCGGATAACCCGAAATCTCTGGGTTCAAAACCGAGATCATCCACATCTTCGGACTGATTATCCGCTTCCGCATCTGATACCCGTTCATCACTTAAACGCTGTGACTTTCCAGTTTCCAGCTTCGGTGTTTCCACTTTTTTTGGTTCCATTTTTTTAGTGGAAACTTTTTTTGTGGAAGATTTTTGGCCTGTGGGTTTCCTGGCAGGTTTTTGCCACCCCTCAGCTTTTGACTTCTGGTTAATCGCTGTATGACTGATACCGTGTTTCACAGCTAACTTTCGGGCTGATACTCCATCAGTTTCATACTCGCGTCGGATGGCCTCCCAGTCCGGTTTAGACATGAAAATACCTTTACATCGACGTCGGAATAAGTACCCCAACCAAAAAGTTGGTCTTTTTATACGGAATTTTTCAAAACTGTAAATGCGTACTCCTTGGTAATTCCGCTAAGGAATTCATGTACGGAGTACAAGATGAAAATTTTTATCGCGATTACAATGATTTTTTTGATGCTCGGTTTGTTGGTTACGCCAGAGAGCAAACTTCTTATCATCAGTCAGATTTTAGAGCAGCTAGTAATGCTTAGTGCTCTGTTCATACATAAATAACCTATCGTGATGGCGGTGAGTGATTCTTCATAACTCATCGCCCATCTAATGCATAGAGTAATCGAACTTCTGTTTCTCCAGCCTGAAAAATTCATAGCAAGAATGTTCTACACTACGTTCGTTTTCTTGTGAGACGTGATTCAAATAAGTACCTCTGTTTTTCCTCGGCACGCTAACCCCTGCAGTAAGGAAAACTCTCACTCCTCAAGAAACTTTACTTAAAAATACATAACTGGAACACCATTTCAACTTCATCGCAGGCAACTTTGAAAACTTTGATTTAGCTCACTTTTTTTCTTACCAATCAGGATGTATAAAAATCTTGCTAGCCGATCTTAAATTTAAAATTTTAAAAAGACATTAAGGAACTTTAATGAGTCTTCATCATTACTATCCACAGCTAAAATGGAAACCTGCTGAGTATGAATCTCTGATGCAGTTAGATCAGACTACAATCTCTGGCATCACACCCATCATTACAATTCTCGATATTGACTGGGACTACGAAAATGACTGTTATAAAAAATCTTTAACCGGTTATTTATCCGACTTCGGCGCAAATCTAGCGACAGCATGGACCCCTAACCGTCCGGTATTGTTAGACTTGAAGTATTTAGATAAGCACGGTTCGAGTCGTCATCATCCATTGGATATGTGCGTAAGCGATGCCAGAGCGAACGGAAAGGAAATCGTACCGGTTGTGTCTCCAGCTTCCACTGTAAACTACATACATGCTGTTCAGCGAAACATATCAAATGGCATCGCTATATCAATCAGTCCTCAAACCTGGCATTTGTTTGCACAACTGCTTAACCATTTCAACCTTTCGCCTAGCATGATTGATATCATTGTTGACTATGGAGACATACAGAATGCTAACGATAGTTTAAAACAACAGGCCTTAGGGATTATCAATGGTCTAGCAGGACAAGCGCCATGGAGATCACTAATCCTATCTTCAACATCCTATCCTAGTTCGCAAACGGGCATTCCTCAGCACGTGATTCACCATATTCCACGGCATGAATACGGGCTTTGGTTATATGTTGCTCAGAACACATCTCAGGGCAGAACCCCATGTTTCAGTGATTACCCAACAGCAAGTGCAACCATAACGAGTGTTGATCCTCGGTTTATGTCACAGTATGTTGCAGTCAGATACTCGAATGACATTTCGTGGATTTTTGTTAAAGGCACAGCCGTTAAGGGAAATGGCTGGAGCCAAACTAAAGCTCTGTGTACAACACTTGTCAATTCGGCTGATTATCAAGTGTTTGGTCCGGGTTTTAGCTGGGGAGACCAGTACATCTTTGACAGGGCGGCAGGGACTAATAGATCAGGTGGCTCCAAGGAATGGCGGAAGGTAGCCCATACGCACCACCTTACTTTAGTAGTTAGGCAGTTAAATATTTTGGCACAGTCGCTACCGGCTAGACCCTAACCTTCCAATCGACTCGTTTCTTTAAAGCAGTTCTGACTTCAAATCGGAGATCTGAAGCGGATAGAGTATCCGCGACAACATTCCACAACTCATAACGGGGCTTGCTCTTAAAACCTTTTGAGCAGCCCCAACGCTCCAGAACGTCAATACACTCATCCTTCCACAACAACTGAGCGAGCATTAATGAGTCAAAGTTTCGATTGAGCCTTTCGCCACGCTTGTGCTTAATGAGGATTGCTCCCTTGGGCCCCACTGATACGGTTTTCACTCCCCACCAGTCTGGAATTAATTTAAGAGCACCGTCCAAATGCTTCTCAGCTACAACTAGAGTAACCTTGTCCATAACAGCAGAATAGTGTTTGATTTGTAACGGCAATCTCTCCAAAGAATCAAATTCACTTTTGAGTTCGTATCCATGAAGTACGCCGTTAACTACTGCTATATCTGCCCTGCTGGCTCCAAGTGATATAGAAAACTCATCGATCACAAGACATTCAGGATCTAAGTGAGATTCTTTTAGAAGTTTATGGTGCACAGCAGCTCTAACGTCTTGATCTCTCATAACTTCCCCCACAACATCCGTCGCTGAATTATAGCGCACAGCATTTTACTTCATTTAGGGAATTTGACCACCTGTATCACAAAAAAGTATATCCTCTGGCAGAGATCATTGACCTGTTAGTATGTGTATCCGATGCCTTCTGGTCATCGCGCTTCATCGCTTAAGCTGAAAATGTGGACCATCCACAAGCGTTTTCCAGTCGCCGCCCCATTCCACTGGTGTGTTTAGCTCCTGCGCAGCCTGTTTGAAGGCTTCAGCAATTTTCCGGTAAAGAGGGAAATCCCACGAA